AACTTAACGCCTTGTTGTGCGCCAAACATAATAGCCAGTTCAATCAGCTCGTTCATCTCTGCCACGCTCATTTTGCTTGTTCTTGCGCCAATGACCACAAATCCGCCCTCGATGCCAGGCACAATCTTTTGTTTTTTTAATGCGGCGGTTAAAACGTCTTTCCATTCTTCCTTGGGTAGCTTTTGACCGTACCAAACCACTTGCTGGGCAATGTCCTCAAGGTTTGCCCACATAAGACGGTTTTGCTCAAGGCTTCTCACTTCAGCACCCCCAGTATGCGTAAAGCCGCGTCAGGGTTGTCTACAACCGCCAATGCGCCGCCTTTCCAACCTTCATGCCACCTTAGCTGGTCTTCAGTCAAAAGCCGCCTTGACGGGCTTTTAAAGCCGTCTTTAACCTCAAGTAAAAGGGTTTGGCCTTGATAACCCACCAGCAAATCAGGTACACCCTTGCCAACACCAGCCAAAGACTGCACTGTAGCGCCAGCCGACCGTAACGCCAATACAACCGCTTCGTGATTTGCATCAATCTTTGCCGCCCTCATTCATGCGTCTCCGCAAGTCGTCCACGGCTTTCTGACCACGCCTTTTCGCTAAGTCGGATAAGGTTTGTTGCCACCAAGCTAAGGCTTCGGCTTTCCCCTCCTCCCTGATCTTCTTCCTGTACCGCCTGATCCAATCCCTCGCCTCGGTCTGGCGCAAGGTCTCCAACATCAATAAGCGCTGTTCGGATGACAGATTGGCTAAATTCTTCGCCGTCTTTGAGTCGGCTAAGGATGCTGTTGGCAATTTTTCTGTGTTCATCATTCATTTTAAAACTGCTCTCCAACGTCATGCCAGCTTTGCACTGGCGGCTTTTTATCGGTTTTTTGCCATTGATGCTTAGAACACTTGGGCTTTTCGCCATCCATTTGGACAGACCAGCGGTTTGGGCAGCCGTGTACTGAGCACATCAGTTTTTGCACCGCATCAAAATTGTCGTCTTTTTTAGATTCTGGTTTAGCAAAGCTCATTTTTGGTACTTTCCATCAATTATCTTGGCGAAATTGGTTGCGTTCACAATCCACACAAGATCAGGTCGCCATGTCCTGTCCTTGGTTTCAAATCCCTGTGCCAGCTTGGTATCGTTGGCAATGTAAGCAAAAAATGAATCCCACCATGCCATTCCCTCTGCCTGAGAAGAATACCCTTGTGGGCTAAATACAGACGGTTTGGCAGCTTGTAACCATCTCTGCCGTAGGTTGGTCTGCCTGACCCCATCCCAAACCCTTGGCTGCGCTAACTGAGGTAAATGTTTTTTGTAAAGCTCTAAGATTTCCTGATGTGGACAAGTCGGCAGTCTTGCTGACGACAAAGAATCTTTAGATTCTTTAATATGGTTATTGGTTATTGGTTCTTGGTTATTGGTTAGTTGAACGTCCGTTGAACGTGCGCTCATCCTCCGTTCAGCAGATGCCTTACCAGCCCTTGATGCCTGATCAATTTTGCTGTGGAAATGCTTAATTTCTTTGTCTGCTCGATGGTTTATCCACCCATCATCAGACAGGTTAAAAAACTCCTCAAGCACAGTTTTGACCTCTGTCTCATGGTCACGCATACCGATCTGCCGTGCAACAGACGCTATACCGCTGTTCAACGGTCGTTCATGTAAATAGTAAAGATCAAGAAGTCGGCGATAGGCCAAATCTTCCATTAAATCAAGATGCTTTGTGTGACTAAGATAGTCACCAATATTGAATTGGTAGTAGTGCATATAAACCTCACGTTGTCGGTCGCCGTTACAAAGAGACTGTGGCAGGGCGGTAACGAATCGCCTTTTCCCCCGCTAAGGGTAGCCAAGTCCACATTTTAATCCAATACAAACCACTGTGGTCGCAAATCTTTCAACTGCCGCATTCGCAGCTCAGGCACAGCTTTCCACTGGCAGACCGCTGAACGGCTCACCTTGAGTAACTTAGCAAGCTCACTCTGTGATCCTGCCAACTGGGTTAGTTGCTGTTTTGTCATGCGGGTATTGTAAAGGTAGATTAACAATTTAGCCACATTAGGGAAAACACCTACAAATAATCCTTGACTGTTTGTTTAGTTAGCTTAACAATGCACCCATGCCCCAGCAATTTCGCACAGGGTCTTTAAGGAAGCAAAATGACACACGCAACACAAACAACCGCCCATGAAGAACGCAACATCAATATGTATGGAGTCGCTGATATTGATGCTTATGTGGAATCGGTCAAAGAATCTATCACTTACCAATTTACTGGCGCAAACATGGTTGTCGCTGGCCTTATGTCAGACGCACAAGAATTAATTGCTGGTGGCGCACAAAACAGCAGCCGCCAAACACTCAACATTGCCAAACATATTTTATTTTTGATCATGGATGGCGAATTGGTTGGCACAGTTAATCGTTAATCAACCCAAGGGGCGCAAGCCCCTAAAGGAACAAACATGAAACACATCGAAACGCTACCGTACAACGATGCTCGCATTATGGTAGACACTGGCTTAGACCACGTTGTCATCATCCATGACGATTTGCTGGAAGAACTGGATTGCTATTTTTGCCCCGTCACGGGCAATTTATGGCACGCCTACCTTGGGCAAGCAGACCTTTACAACGTGCTGTCTGCCGCTGTCATTGATAGCCTAGAACGCGAATACAAATCGAAATGGGAGGACGACTATGTTTGACATAGAACATTACAAAAAACCCCGTGATTGGGCGCAAGTTGCCCTCTGGATTGTTTCGGTAGCCGCTATTGTGGTAGTTTTGTTTGACCTTTTTGTTTGGAGACCGTAATGAAATACGCATTTTTACTACTGGCGCTAGTGGGTTGCAGCCACTTTACCGAAACAAAACTAACCGAACAAGAACTGATCATGGATAAACAAATCCAGCCAATGGGCAGAAATGAGGTAATAGACGCAATCAAACAATGCGAAAAGAATGGCCTTAGAGCCATCACGATTTACGGTAAACGCAAGATCAATGGTTACACCGCCGAGACTTTGGTGGATGTGACCTGTGGCCCAAAATTTTACTAAGGAAACAACATGAAACAAATCGCAACCGCATTGGTTAAAGCACAACGAGCCTTTGGGCCAGCCCTGAAGTCCTCTACAAACCCGCATTTCAAGTCGCGCTACGCTGACCTTGCCGCTTGCGTAGAAGCGGTTATTTCAGGCTTGAACGACAATGGCATTGCGCTGATCCAGAAGTGCTACGACTGCGACAACGGCGTGATGGTGGAAACCATGTTTGTCCACGAATCTGGCGAGATGCTCGAGTGCGGTGTATTGCACGTTCCAGCCAGCAAACAAGACCCACAGGGCTACGGGTCAGCGTTGACCTATGCCAGACGCTATTCCTTGATGGCCGCCTGTGGTATTGCGCCAGAAGATGATGATGGCAACAGCGCCAGCCGCCGCACCGAGATCAAGTCCACGGTTAACGAAAGCCAAGTAGCTGACCTGATGGCGGCAATGGACGAGACAAACACGCTAGAGGAACTCCAAAAGACCTACAAAGCCGCCTATGCCGCCGCTAATGGCGACCCAGCGTGGCAGAAACAGGTTATTGCGCGTAAGGATGCCAAAAAATCTACATTGGAGGGCAAATGAAACAAGAAATATCCCTGAACACCTTAATCATGGCCAAGCAAGCCCTTGAGGGACTGACCCAATGGCATTTGGAAAAGGCAATCAAGGACACGGCTGAATTTGACCGCACTGCTGATTTGCGGAAAAAAGCCTACAAAGCCATCAGCCAACTGGATTTGGCTTTATTGATTCTTTTGCAACAAAAAGTGGAGATTACAGATGGAACAACGAACTGAAGATTGGTTTGCCGCCCGTTTGGGCAAGGTAACCGCTAGCAAAATTGCAGATGTAATGGCAAAAACCAAAACAGGTTATGCCGCCAGCCGCGAAACATACATGACTCAATTGGTGCTGGAACGCATCACAAAGACCAAAGCAGACGGTTTTACATCACAAGCTATGCAATGGGGCATTGACCAAGAACCTTTTGCACGGGCGGCGCTGGAATTGCATCAAGGTTATCTTGTGCAAGAAACTGGATTTGTGCCACACCCTACCATTGAAATGGCTGGCGCTAGTCCAGATGGTTTGATCAATGATGACGGAATTTGTGAAATCAAATGCCCAGAATCTAAGGGAATGATTGAAACCTTATTAACCCAAAAAGTTCCTCAAAAATACTATGCCCAGATGCAATTCCAACTTGCCTGCACAGGCAGAAAGTGGGCAGATTATTGTGTGTTCGATCCCAGAATGCCAGAAAAGGCGCAATTATTTGTTGCACGAATTGATCGTGACGACAGATATATCGCAGAAATTGAAGCTGAAATTGTCAAGTTTTTAGCTGAAGTCAATTCCCAAGTCAAACAATTAACCGATTACATAGAAAGCAGACCATGAAAAAATTTAAAGATATTGTCGTTGCCACAGGTACTTACATTAACACCACAGGTGAAGAAAAGAAAAGATGGAAAACAATTGGCGCAATTTATTGGGAAGGCAATACAGAAAAATTGTCAGTTAAGTTAGATTCAATTCCATTTGTGGGCGGCGGTTGGGACGGTTGGGCAACGTGTTTTGAACCAGAAGATAACAAATTTGTTAAATCTGACAGACCAAACAAAGTAAGAAGGGATCAAGAAGATGACATACCTTTTTAAACGCGCACGGTCAAGAGACCCAGTGACCAGCCATGCCGCAGCCGACCAAGCCAGCTTTGCAAGTCAGCACTTTGACCAGATTTTGGATTGTCTCCAACGGTTTGGCGCTCGGGGCAAGGACGGCATTGCAGAGCTGACCGGCTTGGACGGCAATCAGGTAGCCAGGCGGTTACCTGAGATGGCAAGGTTGGGCATGGTTGAGCTAACCGGAAAAACCACTAAGTCAAAGTCTGGCAGAGCAGAGCGTGAATGGCGTTTTGTGCCTGTACAGCGGGAATTGATATGAGTTATCTTGTTGCGTCACTACCGCCCTTACAGTGCTTTATTAAGGCCGAGTTTCTATACAACCACACCAAAGGGCATGGCGAGCTTGTGCCTTGCGTGTGGGTCAGTCTTAAAGCCATCAGAGGGCAAGTGTTTAGGATTGAGTCGCTACTGACCGAATACGGCGCTTTGTACGATAAATTACCCATCCACGCTTATGTGTGGAAAAAGGGCGCTAGTGACCTACCTGTGGACATTTTGCAGCTATGGGATTGCATGGGTTACAGGTTTACTATTGTCGAAAAGATTGGTTTGCGTAACCTTGGCGTTAAGTTTCTTGGCAAAGATAAGCAATGGCACTTTGGCACATATATGTTTACCGTAGACTTTTGCGCTGATGGTATGGACGTTGACACCGGCTTTACCGAGACCGCTGAAGAACACAAATCTTTTAATTTCATCAAGTTGGAATCGGGACAGTTTGCCGCACAACCCAACAACCGATGCCTGTGGTATGACCAAAGCCTGATTCATCAAGCCAAGTTCCCTGATTTTCAGGCAGCAAAAACCATTTATTCAGTCGATGGCACACGCAAGTGGACGGCTGGAAATGATTGGTTTTATTCAATAAACGAACATGATTAGCCGCATTATTGTGTGCTTGTCAATGATGGGCGTTGGTGGTTATAACTTGCTACCACCAGCGCCCCTCAACGTTTACCAAATACAGCGCAAGTCAAAAGAAAAGTCAATCAGCGAGCTATGCCAAAAACCTAAAAAAACCAAAACCGTACAGGAGATATGCGACCGATGGAAGAAGTAATCATCACCATTGCAATTTTGTTTATAGGCGCAATTGTTGGCATTGGCGTTGTTGTTGCCTTACTGCACTTTTTTGCAGATTAAACATTACGCTCGAAATGCGGGCAATCCACCAAATTGGAAAAATTACCGCCCCACCGATTTTTGACATTTAAAGATTCCCAATACACACCCAAAGGCGCTATGGTGGCTTTATCCCAAATGATTTTGCCATCTTTAAAAAAGTTTAGGTCAATGGCGCACCGTTTTAAGTGGATGGATTTCATGGTCTTAGAACGGCCTGTTTTGACGTAAATGGCTTGCTGTTCTGGTGTGCGAGATAGTTCCCCACCAGTGACCATAAAACCTTGCTCTGTGGCGTACTGGATCAATTTGCAGGCATCCAATAGGAATGCGGCTTGTTCAGTGCTTAGGCTCATTTTTTACCTCGCATATCAGCAAGTTTTTCAATTGTGCGCCCACCAAAGTAAGCACCCATGATTAACATCCCCCAGTTGCCCAACAGGGTGACATAGGATTCATTGGCGTTGTAGCCATACGCTGACATCATGGCAAACAAAAAATAGCCTAGAAAGATGGCTATAAGGCTCATAGGGCGTATGTTTTTGGACAGCCAAGAGTCGCTAGACATATCTGCTTGCCAGCGGTCTGTAACGTTATCTGCGTCACTCTGCGCGGCCTTTGCCAACAAGTCAAGCTCGGCTAGTTCCATCTTGGCTTTTTCAATGCCCAGCTCGAGCAATCTTTCCTCATGGGCGTATTGCAGCTCTCTGAGCTTGCTAACGTCCTCTGGTGTAGGGTTGTCAGGAATCTTTACGCCCAACGTGTTTTCGACCACTTCCTTGCCTTTGGCTTGAATGGCGCTAGATAGCAAGCCAAGGCCGTTTTGGGCAAGTGTGCCAAGCAATGATGCGACTATGGGAATCATTTTTTATTCTCCAGTTGAGTAATGAGGCGGCGAATAATGGCTTGCTGTTGTTTGTTTTCTTGTTGTACGACTAGCATATCAAAGTACATTGATGCCATCAAGTATAAGAACAGCGGCAAAATCAACATCACCGCAATCAGTGAAATCAAAAAAACTATTTGCCCGTTGTCATTTGTTTGATTGACCATAACAGGAGGTGGAGGTATATAGTAACTGTCAGAACTGCCGCGATTATTAGGGCTTTGTCTTGCAGATTGCTGAGTCTTTTTCTGCGTTGCCATTTGCGCTGAATCTCCATTTGGCGATCAAGTTCAATCTGCTTTTCGTTTTCTTCGTTCAGTTTTTTATATTCTTCCTCAAACCTTGACCAGACTGCACCTAATGCTGGGTCTGTGTGGTAGATCAAAAACTCACGCAATTCTACTGATTGTCGTTCCAATTCAATTTGATGAAACACATTTTCTAATGCTTGTGCTTTCATTGACTTGGTTTTGGGCGGGTCAAGTTCTTGGCGCTTAACTTCTTTTTTTATCTCTTCATGCGAGTCAAAGAATTGTCCAATGAATCCAGATATTTCCTTGGTGATCTTGTAAAGGTCTGTACCCGCAGCTTTCGCATCCTTGTACAGAGCCACGCCCTGCTTGATTCCAGCTATTGCAGCAAGCGCCAGCGTGATCGGTTCAATTTCACGCTCCTAGAGCTTTAAAACAAGCGTCAACAGCATCCCAATTATGGCGGCACATGACCCTATCAATATCTGCTCAATGCGCTTTAAACGTGCGTTAATGCTGTCGTAGCGCAGCTCACACACGGCCTCATGCGTATCTACCCGAGCCTCAATTGGTGTCATGCTATTACCTCAATCCATGTCAATGTTGATTCATCCCAGTTATACATTTTTCCATCTGTGGGATATGCAACAGGCGCAGCCCAACGACAAGTTTCCTCTACCAGTGTCCAACTTGGATATGGTTGAGGGGCAATAAACGCATTTCTTTGCTCATCAAAGGTGTAACCAATGCCAGCATAGTTCTTGCGAATCTTGCCGTTGTAACTGGTTTGCTTCCAATCTCCACCAAACAATCTTTCGCAGAAAGCCGCACCGATATATTCTTTTTCTGTGCCATCAGCAGACGCTGTGTCAGCATTGCCCACCACAATAACTTGCGTGACAATG